GTGATGAAATTATCGCTGCATATCAGAAGAACCTAGTTCTTGCTCCTCTGGTTAAAAAAATGTCTATGACAGGTAAGAAAGGCGACACAATTCATGTGCCTAAGCCTGTTCGTGGTGACGCTCACGTAAAATCTGAGAACACCGCAGTAACCGTTCAAAATGCAAGTGAATCTGAAGTTCAGGTTTCAATTAACAAGCATTATGAATACTCACGTCTTATTGAAGACATTACTGACGTACAGGCTTTGTCCTCCCTACGTCAATTTTACACGGAAGACGCTGGTTACGCACTAGCAAAGCAAGTAGACTCTGATCTACATGGTTTGGCTACTGGCCTTGGTACTTCCGGTACTACAAGTACTACGTATGCAAACAATGCTGGTACTTTCTTTAACGATGCCTCAAACGGTCTTTCAACTTACACAGCGGACACTGTTGTTTCTGCGGACGTATTTGAAGACGACGCTTTCCGTGGCATTATCCAGAAGCTAGACGATCAAGACGTACCTATGGATAACAGACATTTTGTTATTCCTCCAGTGTTGAGAAACACTATTATGGGTATCTCACGATACGTTAGTTCTGACTTCGTTAATAACTCTACGGTTGTTAACGGTAAGATTGGACAGCTTTACGGTATTGACGTTTACGTTAGCACCAACTGTCCTACTGTTGAAGCTGCTGGTGATAACTCAGCTAGCTCAGTGGACTCTCTTGGAGCCTTGTTGTTCCACAGAGATGCAATGGTTCTTGCGGAGCAAGTCGGTGTTAGGTCACAGACTCAGTACAAGCAGGAATGGTTGGCTAACCTGTTTACCTCTGACACCCTCTACGGTGTAGCGGTACTCAGACCAGCTTCAGGTTTGACTTTGGTTGTACCTGCCAGCTAATAGAAACAGGGGCTACTAGTAATAACGCTAGTAGTCCCTTTTTTATATGATAGATCCAATTAATTCAACAGTACCCACAAACACATGGGCTAAACACAACACAGTGGAAGTCGTTAAGCATGACAGAAAGCATGGCGAACAACATAGACTCCAAACAGTGTTTAGAACTGTTTATTACGAATTTGCAGACGGAAAAGTTAGACTACAAAATTATACTTCTCAAAACTCAAACGTAGACCTTAAAGCATAATCATGTTAAAAATGTTAATAGGCCCAATTAGTGAATTAGCAGGAACTTTTATAAAGAATAGAGCTGCTGAAAAACAGGCTGTGCACGATTCTAAAATGAGGCGTATAGAAGCTGACGCTGATTGGGAAACTACCCAAGCGGAAGCATCAAAAAACTCTTGGAAGGACGAATGGTTTGCTTTAGTTTTAAGCTTACCACTCATAGGAGCTTTTATACCTAGTATGGTTCCTTACGTACAGGAAGGATTTAATGTGTTATCAACAATGCCCGATTATTACAAAGCATTTTTAGGAGGTGCGATAGCTGCTAGTTTTGGTATAAAAAGCATGTCTTCTTGGAGTAAGAAGTAATGTCTACTGAGACAAAACCTGCTGTTAATACTATTAAGCCTAAATTAGATGCGCTTGAATCTTTAATTGCTTTTGCAGTAAGTAAAACTAGTGGAGAAAATGCTGACGAACTTGTAGAATTTTTAGGAATAGATCCAATTAGCAATCCTATTTATGAAGATGCTACAGGAGAAAATTTAAAAGAACAAGTATTTAATGCTCTTGACGAATATTATAGCGTAAATAAAAATTTTGATTTAGAAATAGCTAAAAGAGAATTTGATAATGTATCAGGAAATTTTATAAGTGCTGCTGGAACTGGTGCTTTTGGGGCTGAAGGAGCAGCAATTTCTGTTTTAGGTCCAATAGCTATTATAAAAACATTATTTGACCTTACTAAATATTTTACTAGAGATAAATACGAACCAGTACTTCAAAAAACATTAGGAGACATGGCTCGTTATGACAACGACGTAGGAAATACAGCTAAAAATTTCTTGGAAGCTGGTTACGGTGAAGATGAGAATATGCAGAACATTATTCTTAACTCCGTACAAACTGCTCAAGATTATTATGAATTAAGAGATAAATTTTTTGTAGGAGATTTTGATTTTAATACTGTTAGAAAAGAATTAGCAATACCGTATACTACAGATGAGCCTGAATATGTAACTTTTGATGATGTTAAATATTATTTAAAATATCCAACGGATAAAAGAGGAAGAGAAAATGTTCCTTATAACCAAGCTAACAGGTTAATAAAAGAACTAGTTAATAAATTACAAACTCAAAAAGATAACAATTTACCTTTAACTGATGTTTTTACTGATTTTGGCATAGAGTTAACAGACGATGATTTAGGTTCTTTAGAATCAATTTCAGACATTTTAGGAACAGTTTTTACTGGAGATACTGATAAAGAAGAAGTAGTAGATGTAGCTGAAGATGATACTACAGAAACATTATTAGCTGACACTACTGAGGAAGATACTACAGAAAATATTACAGAAGAAGTTGTAGAAAAAATAGAAGAAGAAGAAGTAGTAGAAGAAGACGAAACTGAACAAGACAAAGAACCTAAAACTAATGTATGGAAAGATGCGTTAGACCAATGGAGAAAAGAAGCAAGAGAAAAAGCTAAAGAACAAGAAAGAGTAGAACAAGAAAAACTTGCTGAGCTAAGAAGAGAAAAAGGATACGACGATTTAAGCAACACTGGTAAATCTATTTTTGATAAAATGGTGGAAATGGGCTTAGATCCAGATGTAAACAATATTCAATTTAATTACACTGGATTTGGAGATTATGGGCCAAACTATAGAAATATTTCTAGTTTTTTTAGTAATTATAACAGGTGGAAAAGTGAACAAGCTAGACAAACAATTGAATCTGACACTCCAATACTAGACAGTATAGATTCAACATTAACTGATGGAATTTCTATTAGAGTAGGAGACAAAACATTTAAAATTCCTATATTTGGAGGAAGTGCTAAGGAAGGTTTAAACGCTACAGTAGATGCTGATGGAAATGTTAAAGTATCTATAGGTGTAAACAAAGACGGAGTTATTGTTGAACAAGAATTAGGTTCTTTAGAAGAAGTACAAGAAAAAATAAATACTTCTATAAGCGAAGGAAAAACTAAAGTAGAAGACGCTCAAGAAGATATATCTGGCATACTAAAGCTTCTTTTTGGACCTAAAAAAGATAATGAAGAAGAAGAAATTGTAGATATTACTACTGATGTAGATAATAAATCTGATGTAGATAATAAATCTGATGTAGATAATAATAATGAAATATCTAGTGGAGGAGCTGACGATAAAAATGAAGACGAAACTAAAATAAGTGACGTTGAAAATGAAGACGAAACTAAAGTAAGTTTATCAGGATTATTTGGAAGTTTTGGAACAGGAGGAAAAGGAGCGCAACCAGAATTAGGTAAATTTCAGCCTTTAAGTATAATAGATCCAGTAGCTCCTGTATCAGCAGCAGACATGTACAGAAGACCACAATACATAACCAAAAGTCTTTTTAGTGAGTATTTTAAATAATGAGTACAACATATTTAACAATAGTTAACCACGTTCTTAGACGTTTGCGTGAGGACGAAATAACAAATATTGCAGACACTACTTATTCTAAAATGGTAGGGGACTTTGTTAACGACGCTAAAAAGGAAGTACAAAATGCACATGATTGGTCTGCATTAAGAAGCGTAGTAACAGTTAGTACTTCCTCAGGAACTAGTGAATATTCCATAACAGGCAGTAAGGAAGATCCTAAGATAATAAGTGCTATTAACGACACACAGAATTTGTTTTTAACTTATCAAACTCCTGTATGGATGGACAACGCTTATTTTAATACTGACGCTCCTAGCGGTGCACCTGATACTTATACGTTTAATGGTATTGATTCCAATGGTGACGTTAAGATTAAACTGTATCCTACACCGGACGCAACGTACTCACTTAGGTTTAACTTAGTTATTAGACCAGCGGAGTTGTCAGCTAACACGGACGAAGTAACAATACCTTATTTACCTATAGTTCATCAAACTATTGCGTTGTTAGCTAGAGAGCGAGGGGAAACTGGTGGTACTTCTTCAGCGGAGTACTTTGCAATAGCAAACAAATATTTATCGGACGCAATAGCACATGACGCTTACCAGCATCCGGAAGAGTTTACTTATAACGTAGTATAATGGCACAACAACTACAAAACATACATATTGGTGCACCGGGATTTAAAGGGTTAAACACTCAGGATTCTCCGGTAAACATAGACCCTGCATTTGCTTCCGTAGCTGAAAATGCAGTAGTAGACAACTACGGTAGAATAGGTTCAAGAAAAGGAATTAATAAACTTACTAGTGACGCAACTGCTTTAGGAAGTAGTGACGGAGCGGAATCCATAGGTGAGTTTGTTGCTTTGGACGGAGCTACTAAAATATACTCCGCAGGTAACAATAAAATATTTAGTGGTACTTCTACGTTAACTGATGAAAGCCCCGGCAGCTATACTATATCAGCTAACAACTGGAAGATGGTTAATTTTAATGACCACATGTATTTTTTTCAAAGAGCGCATGAACCGTTAATTTATGAGGACGGTGGTACACTACAAAAAATGTCTCTTCATACTGGAGCGTCAGGTACACCACCACAAGCTAACGAAGCATTAGCAGCCTTTGGTAGAATGTGGGTTGCGGACTTTACTGGAGATAAAAATACATTACAGTTTTCAGATTCTTTGGACGGTACGGATTGGAATTCGGGTTCTTCTGGATCATTAAACGTAAGAACTGTTTGGCCTACTGGCTACGACGAAATAACTGCTCTAGCTGCCTACAATGGTAGATTAGTTATATTTGGTAAGAATTCTATTTTATTGTACAGCGGAGCTAGTACTCCTTCCAGCATGGCTTTGGAAGACACGATAACTAACGTAGGTTGTATAGCTAGAGACTCAGTACAGGACATTGGTACTGATTTAATTTTTCTTTCCTCTACAGGAGTTAGAAGTTTAGGTAGAACAATACAAGAAAAATCAGCCCCTATGAGAGACATTTCCAAGAATGTTAGAGACGATTTAATGACTTTGGCTAACATAGAAACTGGAAACATTAAGTCAGTTTACAGCCCTGAGGAAGCTTTTTATTTATTGTTCTTTCCTTCTAACTCTACTGTTTATTGTTTTGACATGAGGACACCTTTAGAAGACGGATCACATAGAGCAACTACTTGGCCGGGAACTAAACTATTGTCAGCTATTAGAGCCAGTGATGGAACTTTGTACATAGGTAACAAAGTAGGTGTAAACAAATATCATAATTTTTTGGACGATACTAGTACTTACTTAATGAGGTACTACACTAATCCAATGTCATTTGGTGACGCTGCTAGGTTAAAGATACTAAAAGAAATATCCTTTAAAATTATTGGAGGTTCTGAAAACCAAGTAGTTTTAAACTGGGGTTATGATTACACCGAAGGATACAGTAAACAAGCATTAACAGTAGATGCTTCCAACATTGCTGAATACGGAGTAGCTGAATACAACGTAAGTTCTTCAGAATATAACTCCTCTATTGGAGTAGACACGTTAAAAGTAAAACCAACAGGAACAGGATCAGTTGTTACAATAGGCATGGACGCAACAATTAACGCAAACGGTATGTCCATACAGGAACTTAATACCGAAGCTTTGATAGGTAGATTAATATGACGGATTATACAAAAACCACTAACTTTACCGCAAAAGATTCATTGCCTTCCGGTAATGCTAATAAAATTGTTAAAGGAGCGGAGATTGACGACGAGTTTGATAATATTGCTACCGCAGTAGCAACTAAGTCAAACATAGCTTCTCCTACTTTTACTGGTACAGTTACTGGCCCTACTATTGTAGCTACAACTGCATTTGTTCCTGACGCTGCTGACGGTGCAGCCTTAGGTACTACTTCCCTAGAATTTAGCGATCTTTTCTTAGCTGACGGTTCCATTATTTATTTTGGTGCAGACCAAGACACAACTATTACCCACGTTGCAGACACAGGTTTATTAATTAATTCAACCAGACAACTACAGTTTGGTGACTCAGGCACTTACATACATCAAAGCGCAGACGGTGTACTTGATCTTGTATCGGACACTGAAATAGAAATAAACGCTACTACCATAGACATGAATGGCAATTTAGATTTGTCAGGAACTCTTACAATGGGTAGTGCTGCAATTTCAGAAGCTGACATAGAACAAATAGACGATTTAACTGCTGGTACAGTAACAGCCAGTAAAGCAGTAGTCGTAGACAGTAATAAAGACATTGGTAGTTTTAGAAACATTACATTAACAGGTGAGCTAGACGCAGCCACATTGGACATAAGTGGTAATGCAGACATAGACGGAACACTTGAAGCTGACGCAATAACTGTAGACGGCACAGCTTTAAGTGAATACATAGCTGATACAGTTGGAGCTATGGTTAGTTCTAACACAGAAACAAATATTACAGTTACATACGAAGACGGTGACAATACTTTAGACTTTGTAATTGGAACGCTTAATCAGGACACTACAGGAACAGCAGACAATATTACAGTTTCTGCAAATAATAGTACAGATGAGACTGTATATCCTATTTTTGTGGACGGAGCAACAGGTTCTCAAGGAGCAGAAAGTGACACAGGGTTAACCTATAATCCTAGTTCTGGTAACTTAACAATAGGTGGTCAGCTTGCTGCTGCAACTTTAGACATATCTGGAAATGTAGATGTTGATGGAACTTTAGAAGCAGACGCTATTACTGTTGATGGAGTTACTTTAGCAGAAACCATTGCAGATACTGTAGGAGCTATGGTTAGCTCTAATACAGAAAGCGGTATTACAGTAGCCTATGAAGATGCAGACAACACATTAGACTTTACAGTAGGCACTCTTAATCAAGATACTACAGGTACAGCGGATAACTTTACAGTCTCAGCAAATAATTCAACTGATGAAACAGTATACCCCGTATTCGTAGACGGAGCTACAGGCTCACAGGGAGCAGAAACAGACACAGGGCTTACTTATAACCCCTCTACAGGTCTTTTGACTGCTACAGGCTTTTCAGGCAATCTTACAGGTACATTACAGACTGCTGCACAAACAAACATTACAAGCTTAGGAACTCTTACTGCACTGACAGGTGGTACAGGAGACTTTAATTGGGATTCAAATACATTAGTAGTTGATTCATCTGAAAATAGAGTAGGGATCGGTAACGCTTCACCTGACGTATCTCTTGACATTGGTAGCTTTACAGACGCTGTACACGTACCTTCAGGTACAACAGCACAGAGGCCCACAGGAGCAGCAGGATACTTTAGGTATAATAGTACCACTAGTAAGTTTGAAGGCTATACGGACTCTTGGGGAGCTATTGGTGGTGGTTCCGGTACTAATATGGACACTAACATCTTTACAGGAGATGGTTCAGACACTACCTTTACATTAAGCACTGCACCTGACGATGAACAAAACCTCATGGTATTTGTAGACGGTGTATTCCAAGCACATGATGCTTATAGCGTATCAGGCACT